GGCGAATGGGCGAGCGTCGGCGAAGGGGCGCGCGTCGGCGAATGGGCGAGCGTCGGCGAAGGGGCGAGCGTCGGCAATCGGGCGAGCGTCGGCGAAGGGGCGCGCGTCGGCGAATGGGCGAGCGTCGGCGAAGGGGCGAGCGTCGGCAATCGGGCGAGCGTCGGCGAAGGGGCGCGCGTCGGCGAATGGGCGCGCGTCGGCGAAGGGGCGCGCGTCGGCGAATGGGCGAGCGTCGGCGAAGGGGCGCGCGTCGGCGAATGGGCGAGCGTCGGCGAAGGGGCGAGCGTCGGCAATCGGGCGAGCGTCGGCGAAGGGGCGCGCGTCGGCGAATGGGCGCGCGTCGGCGAATGGGCGAGCGTCGGCGAAGGGGCGAGCGTCGGCAATCGGGCGAGCGTCGGCGAAGGGGCGCGCGTCGGCGAAGGGGCGAGCGTCGGCAATCGGGCGAGCGTCGGCGAAGGGGCGCGCGTCGGCGAATGGGCGCGCGTCGGCGAAGGGGCGCGCGTCACAGGAGAACGAGAATATAAACGGCTGATCACTGTAGGGCCGATCGGATCTCGAAATTCTCCACTTGTTTTCTCCCCGGAGTTTGGACTGGTCTGGACAGGCTGCTTCGAGGAAAAAACATTAGACGAGTTCGAGGAGGCAGTTCTAGAGACTCATAAAGAGAATCGCTACGCGCAGGAATATCTGGCCTTGATCGGCTGGCTGAGAAAAATGGTGGATATTGAAACTGCCGCGCGCGAGACTAAGGAGGCTCAGGAATGAAGCTCTCAGAATGTAGGCCGTGCGACAAGTGCGGTAAAAAGATTTCTCCGATCTTTTACGTTATCCGATTCTCTCAGGCGCTCTTTACCCCAGCCGCAAACCGGACCCTCGGGATGATTCAATACATGGGTGGAAACGTAGCCCTGGGGGAGGAGTTCGCTCCGGAATCAGACGACGCCGTTTTGGTGCTGGGCGATAAACAGAAGGAGCTCATGACGGAGCTCTTTATCTGCCAGCCGTGCTTCCTCATGGGCGCCCTGGATCTCGCCTCGATCTGGGAGAAACGGAGCGACCAGATCAAGGCGGAGGCCGAGAAACACGAGGCAAAGCTGAAGGGAAAGGAGCCCTCAGATGGCGAATAGACCGTGCGGAAAAGACGCGAAGTTCAAATACGTGTGGATAGCGAGCACCGTCGAGCACTTTGTTTGCTCGGGCTGTTCAGAAGATGTGAAGAAGTACGCCGAAGGCGCCGGCCTCCCGCTCGAGCTCATCCCGCTCACGTTTGAAGAGCGGGGGAAAAAGTGCGAGTGGCCGATTCCGGATAAGAAGGAGCTCCCCCATGACTGACCGGCCAGCTCCCGACCTCACCGAAATTCCGCGCGAAGAACTGGTCTCGGATCTCGCGGATTCCATCGAAGACGCTGCGGTTTGCGAGTTCGCTCTCGATCGAAAGATATTCAACTATCCCTCAGGGGATGTTTGGCCGCGGCTGAAAAGTAACCTCCACTTCGTCGAGGTGATAACCTCGGAGCTCAAGCGCCGCCGAAGGGCGGAGCTGAGTTGCGGAGAGGCGCTCCTGGGCCCGGCGCTTTCGAGGGATGGCCTGGATGGGCTGAGATGACCAGGCGGATCTCCGGCTTCCTCGCCTGTCTGGCCCTGGCCGCTCTGGCTTGCTCGGTTGGAATCGGTGCCGAAGCCGGAGTTCTCTGGATCGACGAGGCCTTCCGGGCCGAGATCCCGGGCGCGGAGGCGATCTACTTCCCGATCAATGGGATATCCGAGGAGGAGTGGAGAGCTTCCTCCGTCCTGGCGGTGGTGGCCGCCGGCGGCCCAGAGAACGCGCTCGCCTGGACGACCTGGGGCGCGAACTTCGGCTGGGGATGCGAAGGCGGGGCGGTGGTGGGGATCTGGGCCGAGATGCCGACCCGGGTTTATCTCCCGCGCCCGATGGATCTTCCGCTCGATCTCATTCCGGAGTGGCGGATCTACTTCCGGAAGCTGGTAGACCACGAGGCGGAGCACGTCCGGATCGTTAGCGATCATGCCGGAGACTTCGAGGGGATAAACGGGACGCCATGCGATGAGGCGGCCGCGCGCGTGGATCGGATCTACGCCTTCATCGGCCAGCTCAATCGGCAGTTTGACGGATTGGAAAAATGAACACAAACGAGATTATTACGCAATCCCCGGTTATACCCGAATATGGCGGAGGAAGATGGGCGATGTATAGCACCCACTGTTGCTGGTGGACCAGCTTCCCGGAAGATCTCGGGGTTACAGATACCCACGTTCCTTGTTGCCCGCATTGTGGAAGCGTCCTAATGCAAGCTCCGCTCGAAAAATTTATTGCCGATGCCGAAAGCAATCCAAGTCATTACGGAGCACTTGGATTGGCTGTATTTATAAAGGCGCATTCCAGAAACTCAAAGTTTTGTCGTTCTGGATGGGATAAGTATTATCAAGGAATGCGTCTGCGGCACGGGTGAATTTGAAAAGCGGCGAAGGGAGTGAAGAAAATGGCTCGTCAGAAGATGCTCTCGCGGATGGTGCGGGTCAAGGCGAAAAACCTTGACTCCTGGATCGCCGGGCTCAGTGAGGAGGAAAAGGGGGATCTCGCCCGGGAGTGGATCGAGCTCTCGAAGGCCCTGAGGGAAGCGGTTGAGGCTTTCGTACGCGAAGCTATCCCGATGATCGCCGAGTGGGCGAGAGCTCTCCGAGAGGCCATCGAAGAGATCGGCCCCCCGAACGTGCTCGAGGGGCCGAAGCCCAAGGAGGAAAGGAACACCCAAGAGAATCCTAGCACGCCCGCGGAATAAGTCAACCAAGGAAAGGAGCTCAGCATGGGAAAACAGTTCAGGTTTGCGATCGGCTCGATCCTCAAGGATGAGGTGACCGGCTTCGAGGGGGTGGTTATGGGGCGCACAGAATATATAACCGGGTGCCTTCAGTATGCCCTCTGCCCCCGGAAGATGACCAAGGATGGGAAACTCCCGGAGTGGCACTGGTTTGATGAGGATCGCCTGAAGAATACGGGGCGGAAGCTCCGCCTCCCTGGCACCCCGGATGTTCGGATCGAGATCCGAACCCTGGGGAAGGTGAAGCCCAGCGAGCCGATCGGCGGCCCGCAACCGACTCCGCCGGCGAGGAGCTGAGATGACCAGGATCGACTACCAGATCGCCGTCGAGCTAAAAAATTCCGACACCCCGTTCTATGCTCTCATTATGGCGGCGATGATGAGGGCCGATTCCGAGAACATCGAGATACTCAAGGCGGGGTGGCCGGAGGTCTGGAGAGAGACGCAAGCCCGGTGGAATGCTCCCGGAGGAGCTCTCACCGGCGAGTGGCCCGATCCGCCAGCGGTTCCCGCGCGCGGGAAAGCCGCCGAGCCGCTGAAGTTCTTCAACGTGGGAGGCGCGCTCTTGTGCGACGCGCCGATCGAAGGGATCACCCAGGATCTCGAGAATAGCCGCCATAATGAGGAGGGCGATCTGGAAAGGTTCTACGGAGGCCACCGATACTTCGTCGGGGAGACCATAATGCAATCGGCGGCCGCCAGGCTCGCGGAGCTCCTCGGAGGCCAGATCGACCACGATTGACGGCGGGTGTATAATCTCTTCAGATAAAAAACCCATTTTTTTTTAGAGCGCCGCTCAGGGATCCCGGGCGGCGCTCGCGTTTTGGGGCTGGTGTATACTCCGAATATGCCCAAGCCCTTCGCATCCAACCCCCGTAGAATAACGAAAGCTCGCCTCGCCCGCCTGGAGGATACCCTCAAGCGCTTCGGGGATCTCTCCGGGATCGTTCATAATCTCGAGACCGACGAGTTCGTTGGCGGGAACCAGCGGATGAGGATCTTCGAGGAGAAGAGCGAGGTGGTGATCATCGAGCAGCTCGAGAAGCCGGACGCTCAGGGAACGGTCGCCTGGGGATACATCGTCTGGCATGGTAAAAAGTTTGGATACCGCCAGGTGCGGTGGAATAAGGAAACAGCGGCCGATGGCCAACATAGTCGCGAACCTCGGCGCCGGAGAGTGGGACTGGGATGTCCTGGCGAACGAGTGGGATCCGGGGAAGCTGAAGGTCTGGGGCATGGATGGCGATCGTTTCAAGGAGTGGCGCGTGGATGCGGCCGCGATGGGAGAGATGAATTCCGCCGTAGACGAGGACGAAGCGTTCGGAAAGCTCTCCCAGGCGGATCGAGCGCGCTTCCAACAGATGACTTTCCTGGTCAGCGACGCCCAGGCGGAGATCGTAAAGCGAGCGGTCGAGAAGGCCAGCGGCCAGGGGGCGTATGATCTGAAGGAGAACCAGAACCCAAACGGGAACGCGATCGCTCGGATCTGCGAGGAGTTTCTCAGTGGATGACGTGAAGGAATTGGTTGTAAAAACCATCCAGGCCGATGTGGCCAACGACTTCATCCGGGCCAACCATTACTCGAAGCGGGTGGTTCGGAACAGCCAGCTCCACTTCGGAGTATTCTGGATGAACCGCCTCCACGGCGCGCTGCAGTTCGGCCCCTCCCTGGACAAACGGAAGATGCTGGGCCTGGTGGAGGGATCGAAGTGGAACGAGTTTCTCGAGCTGAACCGCCTGGCGTTCGATGAAGCGCTCCCGCGGAACTCCGAGAGCCGCGCCCTGGCGGTTTGCTTCCGGATAATCCGAAGGAACGCGCCATGGATAAAGTGGGTAGTTTCCTTCGCGGATGGCACTCAGTGCGGGGATGGCACAATCTACCGGGCTTCCGGCTTCATCCTGACCGATATAAAGGTGAACCGGGATCTCTGGGTTCTCCCGGATGGCACTATCACCCATAGTATGAATATGAAGCCGGCGGTGATGAAGAAGGTGGCCGATCGCTTCGGGGGGAAAAAGTTCTCTCAGGTGGTGAAGGAGCTCGGGGCCCAGCGCTTGATCGGCTTCCAGCTCCGGTATATCTACTTCCTTGACCCGGCCTATCGGGCCAGGCTGAAAGTGGCCGAGATCCCCTTCTCCGAGATCCAGGCCAGGGGGGCGGCGATGTATAAGGGGGTGCGGAGAGCTTGCGGACGAGGCGAAACAGATTACGCGCCCGGCCCCAACCGGGAAACTGGAGGCGCAAGTCCTACCCGTCCGCTCAATTCCGACCAATCGGGTCAGGTAATCGAGGTGGAAACGTGAAGCCAAAGTTCAAGAAGGGCGAGAAACCAGACCATCTCCGGGCTTTCGAGATCTGGTACGCCAACGACTGCGATTTTCACAAAGCGTCTCAGATAATCACGCCGAAGCTGGGCGTCTCTGAGCGCTCCCTTTACCAGTGGGCCGAGCGCTTCGAGTGGTGGGAGCGCGCCGCGGTGCGGAATGAGCGCGTCCGCCAGAAGATGGCCGACAAGGCGGTGGCCGAAAAAGCCGGGATGTTCACTCGGCACGCGAATTATGGGCGAGGCCTCCAGTTACAGGGGACGGAGTGCTTCACAAAGTACAAGAAGGCGATCAAAGACCCCGAGACCGCGATCCGCGCGATAAAGGAAGGGATAAAGATCGAGCGCGAGGCTGAGCTTCCGGCCCTGGGCGGGGGCACGGGTGACGGGGGCGGGCCCCTGGGCGCTGCGGTTCTACTCTACCTCCCTCAGAACGGCCGCGATGAGCGACAAGAGGAAGATTAAGCCCCAACCCCGCCAGGAGACGTATCTCGCTTCGCCGGCCGACATCGCGATTATCGGAGGCGCCGCCGGGGGGGGGAAGACCTGGGCCCTCCTCGTTGAGCCCCTTCGGCATATAAAGAACCCGCGCTTCAGCGCGGCCATATTCCGGCGCACGACCCCCGAGCTGACCCGACCCGGCGGGGCCTGGGTGGAAGCGCGGGAGATATATCCCCTCCTCAACGCCATCGCGACCAGCTCGCCGATCCACGCTTATACCTTCCCCACTGGCGCTACCGTTACCTTCTCCCATCTTCAGCGAGAAGCCGATGTAGAGACCTGGAAGAGCTCTCAGATCCCCCTCATCGAGTTCGACCAGCTCGAGACCTTCGAGGCTTCTCAGTTCTGGTATATGCTCTCCCGCAACCGCTCCACTTGCGGGATCCGGCCTTACATCCGGGCCAGCGCTAACCCCCAGCCGGGGTGGCTGGCCGACTTCCTGGCCTGGTGGATCGGGGAGGACGGCTTCGCCATCCCTGAGCGGAGCGGGAAGATCCGCTGGATGGTGCGCGAGGGAGGCCGCGTATTCTGGGAGGATGATCGGGAGAAGCTCCAGGCTGAGCACCCCAGGAGCACCCCGCTTTCCGTTACTTTTGTCCTCTCCACGCTTTACGACAACCCGATTCTCATGCAGAAGGATCCGGATTATCTGGCGAAGCTCCAGGCGCTCGATCTGGTCGAGCGCGAGCGGCTCCTGGGCGATGCCGTAAAGGGCGGAAACTGGAAGATCGCGCCGGCGGCCGGGAAGATATTCAACCGCGCCTGGTATGAGATCGTCGACGCAATTCCCGCCGGCGGGAAGATGGTTCGCTTCTGGGATCTCGCGGCCACCGTGAAGAAGGCCGGGAATGATCCGGACTTTACCGCCTCCTGTCTTATGAAAAAAGTGGAGGGCGTTTATTACATCCTGGAAGCTACAGCCGAGCGGATCTCGCCCGCGCGGACGGACGCGAACATGAAAAATTCCGCCATCCAGGACGGAAAAGTAGTGCGCGCGCGCTGGGAGGAAGAGGGCGGAGCGAGCGGAAAAAGGGACAGCCAGCACATCGCGAAAAACCTCGCCGGGTTTGACGCTTGCGGAAGAGCACCGAAAGGTGATAAATTATTGAGGTGGAAACCGTTCGCCGCCCAGGCTGAGGCCGGGAACGTGAAACTCCTCCGGGGGGATTGGAACGAGCGGTGGCTCGCCCACATGCACTCCCAGGAAGGAAAGCCCACCCAGCACGACGACGAAGCCGACGCGGGAAGCGGAGCGTTCGATGAGCTGACAGACGAGGAGCAGGAGGTGCGAGCGACGTGGCTGGGATAAGAGACCAGGTTCTCGATATTTTTAGAACGAAGAAGCCAGATCCGAAGCCAGCGCGCGAGTATGAGATCGTCCTCACATACCCGTTCGAGCGCGGAGTATTCTCTTCCCCGACATACCGAAACCTCGCCATCGAAGGCGTCCGCTCCAACGGCGCGGTCGCGCCGTGCGTGACGGAGCACCTCTTCGCCTATCCTGAGCCCCCGCTTGTGGCGATGAAGAGAGCGCCGGCTGGGAGTATCCCGCTTCCATCCTCGCCGATTACGAAGCTCCTTCAGCGGCCGAACGAACAGCTCAGCGGGCGCGCGCTTCGAGCCTACATCTCCCTTTTCAAGTCGGTCTCTGGGAGTTGCTATCTCTGGAAGAGCCGCTCCTCGAGCGGGCGGGTGGTGGAGCTCTGGCCGCTCAGCGACGCGCAGATCCGCCCGATCGGAGGAACCGATCGCCTGACCGAGCGGTATGAGTTCACGGGGCCCAACGGCCAGCCGGAGCCGGTGCCGGAGGACGATATCATCCACCTAAAGTGGATGCCGGATCCGCTTTACCCCTGGCGCGGGCTGGGCCCCATGCAATCGTGCCTCCGCGAGATCGACACCGACAATGAAGCAACGCGGATGGTCTTCGATCTTCTGAAGAACGACTGTATGCCGCGGAACGCGCTCGTCATCCCGGCTGGCGCTCCTGAGCTGAGTGACGAACAGCGGAAGCGGCTGAAGGAAGAGACGGCGGAAAAGATCGGCGGCCGGAATAAGGGAAAGCTCCTCCTCATGGAGGGGGGGATGGATATAAAGCGGCTCTCCCTGGATCTTCGGGAGATGGAGACGAAGGCGCTCCGGGCGATCCCCGAGGCGCGGATCTGCGCGGCCTTCCGGGTATCGCCGATGTTGATCGGGCTCAACGTGGGGATGGACGCCTCGACTTTCAACAATTACGAAGAGGCGCGGAAGAGCTTTTCGGCGAACACCTGCGTTCCGATGTGGGCGAACGACTCGGATGAGATAACCGAGGGGCTGGTATACGAGTTCACCGACGACCCCGATGTGATAATCGGCTTCGATATCAGCCAGGTGGCGAGCCTCTCCTTCCTCGTCGAGCAAAAACGCGAGATGGCGCTGAAGGGCCTGACCGCCGGCGCCTGGCTGGTGAATGAGTACCGCGCTGCGTGCGGGCTCCCGGCGGATGATGGCGGGAATATCTACCTCCGCGGGCTCGCCATGCAGGAAGTCCAGGCTCAGATCCCCGGTGTGAAACAGCCGAAGGAGAAGCCGAAGGCCAGGGCTCCCTACGAGACGAAGGCCGTCCAGAATGCGAAAGCCCTCGGCGCCGCGCTGAAGGCCTTCCGCGAGGTGGCGATCCGCAAGGCGGTACCGGAGTATGAGGCCTACTTCCAGGCGCTCGGGGCCCGGGTGGTTGAGCGGGTTGAGCGCGGGGCGAAGTCATCGAAGGCGGGCGAGCCGCCGATCACCCCGAAGGATGTGGCCGAGCTGGCCGCGATCTCGAAGCGCCAGACGGTGAACCTCCTCAAGGTTTCGTGGGAAGCCTGGAACTCGGTGCTCGGGATCACGAAGGTATTCGATCTCAACGATCCGGCTTGCGTGGCGGCCCTCAAGTGGATCGGCGAGGATGTTCAGGACATTTCCGACAAGACCCTCGAGAAGATCCGCACCGCTCTGAGCGAGGGGTATGATCGAGGGTGGAGTATTGACCAGATCGTTCGCGGTGACGCCGACTTCGATATCCGGGGGCTCCGCGACATCGTTGAGGAAACGTATGAGGGCCGGGCTGAGAATATCGCCCGGACAGAGCTGGGCACGGCCCAGAATATGACGAGCCTCGGGCGCTATACCGCCGCTGGGGTGAAGGAAGTGTTCGTCCTGGACGGCGATGGGCCGAACTCGTGCGAAGAGTGCATCCCGCTATACGGCCAGATCTGGCCGATCGCGAAAGCTGAGGCGCAGCCCCTCCAGCACCCGAAGTGCGTGCGGAGCTACGCCCCCATTGTGGAGGCTTGACCATGCCAAAGTTCAAACCGCTCTCTCAACCGCCGGCTCAGGAAGATCAACACCTGACCGATACCCAGGTCGATCGGATCGAGCTCGCGATGACCGAGCTCTCGAAGCGATCGGCCAACCACGTCGCGAACGCTTTCCGCCAGGCGCTCGAGATGCACAAGAACAGGGACGACAAGCGGAAGATTATCGCCGTTATCTACGCCCAGCTCTACGAGACCATGCTCTCGTTTCAGATGGCGATGGATTCCAAGCGAACCGTCGACGAGATCCGCGCGGCCCTGAAGGTTCGAGATGTTGAGAAGGCCGCGGCTTCGGTTGTGGAAAAGCTCGAAAAGAAGGGGGGGGAAGATGCCGAACATATTTGACGCCCCGGCCAACGGCCTTATGGAATATAAGGTGATGCCCCTTGAGGTAAAAGCCCTCAGCGAGGAAGGGAAGTATGAGGGGTACTTCTCCGTCACCGAGAACCAGGACGACGGCGGGGATACCATTCACCACGGCGCGTTCAAGAAAACGATCTCGGAACGTGCCGGCCGGATCCATCCCTTCTACCTGCATGACTGGGAAAAATTGGTCGGGCCTCCTCCAGCGAAGATCCTTGAGGATACGCACGGCCTGTTCGTTGCCGGAAAGCTGACGACCGGCGCCTTCTGGGGCCGCGAGACCTGGGCCCTTCTCTCCGATGGCGCTCTGACCGAGGGATCCATCGGATACGAGACGATAAAAGCCGAGCGCCGATCCGATGCGGAGGGGTTGATTCTCCGCGATATCTGGGAGATCAAGCTATTCGAATATTCGTTCGTCCCGCTGGGAATGAACGCGCTCACGCAGGTGCGCGCGGTGAAGGCGGCGATGATCTCCATGTATAAGGCGGCGGTACCGGGGGCCTCGATCGAGACCCAAACCGAGACCCTTCTCTTGATCGCCGCGGATCTGAAGGAAGGGCGCGTGCTGAGCACGGCCAATAAGGAAAAAGTTCGCAACGCGGTCGATGCTCTTATCGCCGCTTCCGAAGCTCTTCAGGCTCTATTGGCAGCCGCGGAGCCGGCCCCAGAAAAGGGTGACCACTACGCACTGACCGCGATGAGCCGAGTGCGAGCCGCCGAGTTGGCTCTGGCGCTCGCTTCCCAAACCTAAGCAGTAAAGGAGTGAATATCATGCCTCAGAAGAAACAGAATCCCGAGATCGTTCGGCTCCGCGAGAAGGCCGCCGGCTTCCAGAAGGACGCTCAGGCGATCCTCAAGGAGTTCGAAGGGAAGGAGATCCCGACCGAGAAGCAGGAAGCCGTCGACGATCTCCTGACGAAGGGCGAGACCGCCCTCGCCGAGATCAAGCGCGCCCAGCGCGCCGATGGCCTGGACGAAGCCCTGAACTCCCCGGCCCCGCGGCCCGCCTTCTACCAGGCCGCGGCCGAGGAAGAGGCCGAAGAGGAAAAGGGCGGCCCGGGCGAAGCCGACAAGAAGCTCGCGAAGATGGTCGGGCCCTTCCGCTCCCTCGGCGATGAGCTGAAGGCGATCCACGCCGCCGCCGTCCAGCATGTGATCGACCCGCGCTTCGAGCAGATGGGGAACCAGCTCAAGGCCCTCGGATCGAACGAGCAGGTCATGAGCGAAGGCGCGTTCCTTCTGCAACCGACGTTCGGCGCCGGGATCTGGGCTCGCGCCTATGAGACCGGGCAGATCCTCAGCCGGTGCTCGAAGGTGACCGCCGGCGCGAACTCCAACGGTTTCACCCTGAACGCATTCAACGAAACCTCCCGCGCGACCGGCTCGCGCTGGGGCGGCGTGCGCGGTTACTGGGCGGGATCCGGCGTCGCTGGCACGCCCTCGAAGCCGACCTTCCGACAGGTCGAGCTCAAGCTGAAGAAACTCATCTGCCTCGGGTACGCGACGGATGAGCTCCTGCAGGACGCGACGCTCATGACCTCGATCTATAACCAGGCCTTCTCCGAAGAGATTACCTGGATGGTCGAGGAAGCGATCGTCAACGGGCTCGGCGGAGTGAACGAACCGCTGGGCGTTCGGGCTTCCGGAGCCGTGATCGAAGTGGCGAAGGAAGGCGCTCAGGTTGCCGATACCGTGGTGGCCGCGAACATCTCGAAGATGTGGGCCCGCATGTGGGCGCGGAGCCGCCCGGACGCGGCCTGGTTCATCACCCAGGACGTGGAAGCTCAGCTCGATCTCCTGGCCGTCACCGTCGGCCTGGGCGGGATGCCGGTTTATATGCCGCCCAACGGAATCGCCGACCTGCCCTTCGGCCGCATGAAGGGGCGCCCGGTGATCTGCACCGAGCACAACCAGGCCCTCGGGGATGCTGGGGATATCGCGCTCGTCGACTTCTCGCAGTACCTGTGCCTCGACAAGGGCGATATGCAATCCGCGAGCTCGATCCACGTCGCGTTCCTGACCGACGAGACCGCGTTCCGGCTGACCTATCGCTTCGATGGGAAGCCGATCTGGAACGCCGCGCTCACTCCGGCTCATGGCTCGACCCTGAGCCCGTATATCACCCTGGCCGAACGCGCGTAATCGGGGCCCGGGTTCATCCGAATCTCTAACGGGGCCGCTGAGGGGAGCGGCCCAGAGAGGAAAAGATCATGGACTTCCAACTTCCCGAACACTGCAAGATCGTCGAGGCTCTCGAGCCCGCGACCGATGCCGCCGGCCGGACGGGGGATTACGTCTCCCTGAAGAACGCGATTCGCGCCTGGCTTGTTCTCCACATCACCCAGGGGAACGCCGCGACCATCGCGATCTCCCTCAGCGAAGCGACCGCCGTCCTTCCGACTGCCGCTCAGGTCTGCCCTGGCCTCGTCGATATCTGGTCAAACCTGGATTGCGCCGCCACCGATACGCTGGTGAAGCGCACCGCGGCCGCGAACTACACCACGGATGCCGGTGTCAAGCACAAAATCGTAATCTTCGAGATCAAGCCCGCAACCTTGAGCTCGGGGTTCGATTGCGTCGCGGCCGTCACCGGCGCCTCAAATGCGGCGAATATCACCGAGGCTCAGTGGGTGATCCAAGAAGCCTACCCGCAGGCGACGCCGCCTTCGGCGATCCTGGACTAACCCGCTCTCGATAATCGGGGCCGGGCTCTCGCCCGGCCCCTCTTGGAAGAAAAAGGAAGGAGTAAGAAAATGGGTCATCCAAACTTTCCGAACCTCGATCCCGATTATCTGACCCTCCTGGCGCTCGGCTACCCGGTTGAACGGGCGGCCGCCTCCATCGTCGCCGGCGGAACGATCCATCTGTTCCAGATCACCGGCGGCCGCGTGCGCGCTGGGTTGATCCTCGGCGAGGTCACGGCGGCCATCCAGGCGCAAGCCACCACGGCGAAGCTGACCTCGACGCCGACCGTCGGCTCCGCCGTCGATCTGTGCGCGACCTCTGACCTCACCGGGAAAGAGATCGGCTCGCTCCTCACGATCTCCGGCCTCGCCGCGACCGCGCTGGTCATGGCTCTCGCCGGCGGAGTGGGCGGACAGATGCACCCCGTCACCCTGGCGGTCGGATACCTCGATCTCATCCTGGGCGCGGCCAGCACCGGTAGCGTGAAGTGGCAGGTGCGCTATATGCCGATCGACCCGGGCGCTCGCCTCGTGGCCGTATAAGGGGGGTGCATCATGCAGAGAGGCGCTCGAGGTGTTGATCTGGTTCAGGGGGAATACGGGGTTCTCAAAGCATCCAGCCAGGTGGTGGGTGCCGTTGCGAACGCAGTAGGAACCGCAGTCGAGTATCGCGGGGAGCGGGATAAAATCCTCTTCCTGCTTGATATCACCGACTCGCTGACGGATGCCGGAGATACTCTGGATGTGTTCGTCGACGTGCTGGCCCCGGATGGAGCGACGTGGATCAACGCGATCCACTTCACTCAGAAGGCTGGGAACACTGCCGCGAAAAAGGAGTGGGCCGTGCTGAGCGGAGACGCCGCGCCAGGCGCGACGGTGATCGACGTGACCACCGATGCGGCCTCTGGTGTTGTGCGCCCCTATCTCTTCGGAGCTTCCTATCGCGCGCGCTGGACGCAGGTTCAAACGAACCTAGTAAAGCACACGTTCAGCCTGAAGATGTACGCCGACACGGAGATGTGAGGAAACCATGAGCCTGGTAACCATCGCCGAAGCCCGCGCGATCCTGAAAAGCTCCCTCTCTGATACCAACCTTCAGGCTGTTATCGACCGGGAAGAGGCGGAGGTTATCAGGCTCTTCGGGGCTCACTACGTGAACGCCGCGACGGAGATCACCGAAACCCTCGAGGGCGAAGAGCGGACGATCTATCTCCGCCGGCCAATCGTTTCGGTCACCTCAATCACCGAAGACGGCACGCTGGTGGATCCGCTCTCCTACCGGGTATGGCCCGCTCAGGGAAAGATCCGAAAGATATCGGGGGTTCAGGCCTGGCTCGCTGGAGAAGATGATGGCCCGATCGAGTGGGGAGAAGTCCTCGTCATCATCTACAAGCCCGCAGACGACAACCTTCTTCGGAAGGCGGCGATCATCGACCTCATGAGGATCGCCCTCAGCCGGACGGGAATGCAGTCCGAGAGCTTCGCGGGTGAATACAGCTATACGGCGGCTCAGTGGGACGAGGAGCGCTCGAAGATCCTCGGCCGCCTCAAGTTCCCATCCGCAACCTAAAACCAAACGGAGGTTTCTCATGGCACGTGTCACGCTCACTCCCCAACAGATCGTCCGCACCGGCATTGTCCCGACCTTCGGGGCCTGGGATGCCGGCCTTCAACATGCCTTCGCGAACGATGGCCGGATCTGCATCGAGGTGAAAAACACCGCCGTTGCGGATCACACCGTCACCATCCAGACACCAGGCACCATCGATGCTCTGGCCGTCGCCGAGAGGACGGTTCTCATCCCGGCCAACACCGGCGACAAGATCATCGGGCCCTTCCCGCCCTCGGTTTACAACCAGGCGGACGGGATGGTCTATATCGACATCGACGTGGCAACCACCACCACCATCGCGGTCACCCGGCTCTAAGCCATGCCAGTCGATTCCTTCTTCTCGCATACCTGCATCGTCGAGCGCAGCACGCCGACGAAAAACACCTACGGAAACCAGAAGGATGACTGGAGCGAGGTTTCCGCGAATACCCCGTGCAGGTTGGTAGAGAAGACGCTCTGGATATGGAACGATCTCCGGCGCCAGCGCGAGCCAATAAAGTCCTGGCTCGCCATCCTTCCGGCGGATCTCGATATCCTCGAGACCGATCGGATCTCGCACGTCGTGCTCGAAGATGGAACCGTGGTGGATAAAAAGTTCGTGATCAAGTCGCTCCTCTCGCGCCGCGGGATGATCGCTCAGGTTCACAAGAGCGCCGTCCTCGAGGTGGTTCAGTGATGGGCGGCCTGAAGAAGTTCTCCTGGTATGGCCCGGCCGTTCTTCAGCAGGTGAAGGAGAGCGCTGGGAAAGGCCTGGGGATGATCGGCCTGGCCACCGAGGGAGAAGCGAAGAAGGAGCTCCGCGCCGGCCATGGGAAAGTAACCGGGACGCTCCAGCGCTCGATCCACTCGGCCAACCCGACGTATAACTTCTCGGGCGATAATGTGAAGCCGAGCGCGAAGACGCCAGAGAGGGGCGGCCGGGATGCCACTCCTGGGATGGTAGGGAATCGGATCACCATCCTGGTAGGGAGCGGAATGAGGTACGCGAAGAAGATCCACGACCTCTACCGCTATCTGGTGATCGGCCTTGATCGAGTGCGGCCGCGGTTCGAGGAGATCATGAAACGATACGGGAGCTGGAAATGATCGACCCCGCAGAAGTGATAATCTCTCTCTTCGCTGAAGCCCCGACCGTGAAGGCTCTGGTCGATACGCGCGTTGCAGCTAAGACGAACTACGGCGGTACCGGGGGCTGGACTGTCGGTCAGGCTTCCCTCATCCTCTTGTGCGATGGCGGAACCGCGCGGCCAGGCTCCTCGATGCGAACCATCCGGGTCGAAGCTCGGTGCTATGAGGCCGATCAACCGAAGGCGATGGCGCTCTACCAGACTATTCTCAAGGTGGCGAACGTGGCCCAGAGGATCCTCGTGCCGATCGCCGAAGGGAAGGCGCTTCTCTACTTCGTCCTTCCGGAATCCGAGCCGTCGTTCTTTTTCGACGACGACGTTCAGATGGACATGGTCATCGGGCTCTTCTCGTTGGCCGTGTGCGTCAATCCTGTAACCTGAAAGGAGCACGATATGCTAACCACCTATGCTATTCTCACCGGAGTTGGGCGGCTCTACGTTGCGCCGGTTGGCCTCGCTTTCCCGTTGGTCAATGCGGTTCCGGGAGCTGGCTGGACGGATCTCGGAGAGACGCTCGATGGAGTGAAGCTCGCGATGACCCAGAAGAACATCGTCGCTCGAACCGACCAGCGAACCGGCGGGGTCAAAGCGGCGCGCGATGAAGAGGGCGTCGAGCTCGAGACCAAACTCGCCGAGGGGACGATGGAGAATCTCGCGAAGCTCCTCGGCCAGACGATGGGAACCGTCGCCGCGGCCGCCGGAGTGCCGGGCCAGAAGTTCGCCTACCTCCATCGGGGCGTTGCGGTTGTGGAGTATTCCTTCCTCTTCCGCGGCTTCTCTCCCGACGGGCCATGGAATGAACAATACGAACTCCCGCGCGGATACTTCGACGACGCGACAGAGATCGAGTTCTCCCGCGCCGAGCAGTCGACATTCTCCGCGAAGTTCGTGGCGCTCGAGGATCTGAACGCACTGACCGAGACGGAACGCTTCGGCCGGCGCGTCGCTCAGTCCGCCGAGCCGCTGTAAACCTGAGCCCGCTGGCTCTGGGGCACTCTTACGACCCGTAACCGGCGAAGAGGAAGCTCCCAGGGCCAGCGGCTTCAGGCTCGAGAAGGGGGGTAGATCATCCCCTGTTACCGGCAACGTAACAGGGCCCAGGAGAGCGGCGCTGGGCGGGGTGGCTATTATGACCCTAAGCCCAGCGGAGGCCTTCCTGGCGCACCCAAACCAAGGAGCCGAAGATGGAACAAACCCCGAAAGTCCCACAAGATCCGATGCTCGACCTCGATCAAGCTCTCGGCGAATCTCAGAAGATCAAAATCAAGCACCACGATAAGGTATTCGAGCTCACCCGGCCGGAGGATCTGACTCCGCGGAGCGCTGCGGCTCTCTGGCGAGCTCAAAAGAAAATGAAGGAGTTTCAGAATGCGGGGGTTATGGACGCCGCTGGGAAGCTCGATCCAGCGAAGGCGAAGGGTAGGTGGGAGGAGAAGATGCTGGAGTTTATCCTCGAGGCGATCAAGCTCATCTCACCAGAGCTCGCCGAGGCCAACCTCCCGCTTCCGAAGCTCATGAGGGTGATGGAATTTTATACCGCCGAGGTGAACAAAAACCTAAAAAAGTCAGGTCAGGGGGAGAACCCGGCGCCTCCTTCTCCGACACCTTCGCCCGCCTGAGTTTCTGGTATCACCTTTCCTACTCGGAGATAACCGATGGGATGCCGCTCTCGGTTATCGGGTTGTATGCGGAGCGCCTTCCGGAGCACCTGGCGGCGATTCGGGGGATGATGAACGAAGCGGCGTCCTACCCTTACATGAGCGAGGGTGACCGCTGGGCGGTAACGAAAAGGCTCGAGGCCTACGCTGAGCGAAAGAAGCCAGCCAGGCGCGCTACCTCTGAGGATCTTCGGAGAATAGGAATCGCAGATGTCAGGGTTTAATCTCGGCGAAGCTGTTCTCGATATAACCGGAGACGCGACCGGCCTCGCGAAGGAGCTCGAGGGCTCGAAGGCGGAGGTTGAGTCTACCCTCGGCTCTGTCGGAGTTGTGGCCGGCGGGATCGTTGCGGCCGCCTTCGCCGCGGCAGTTGCGACAGTGGCGGTCTCGGTCTCGGTTCTCATGGCCTCGATTACTGCGGCGATGGAAGAGGAAGTGGTTCAGGTTCAGACCGAGGCCCTCATCCGATCGACCGGAGGAGCCGCTGGCCTTTCGGCCGAGCAGGTCGGGGAACTGGCCACCTCCCTATCTGAAGTCACTCGGTATGATGATGAAGTAATTCAATCCGGCGAGAACATCCTCCTGACATTCACAAAGATCGGAAAGGATGTTTTCCCGCGCGCGACCGAAGCCGCTCTGGATATGAGCACCACGTTTGGAGTAGATCTCACGAGCGCCAACCGGCTCCTGGGTAAAGCGCTTCAGGATCCGATCGAAGGGATGGGCGCGCTCGAGCGGGTCACGGGCCCGTTGAGCCAAGATCTGAAAGACCAGATCAAGGCGATCATGGGAGATAGTGCGGAGCTGGAGAAGCTCGGAAAGGAAGCCGCGGCCGCCCAGGAGAAGCTCCCCGGATTGCAGAGCGATCTTCAGGTAGCCACAATGAAGCTCGCCGAGATGGAAAAAGCCGGAACGGCTTCCGGCTCTTCCATGCTCTCCCAGCGGAATCGGGTCGCCGAGCTCCAGGCCGAGATCGAAAAAGCCAACGGGTCGGTCGAAGCGTTTACCCTGGCCCAGGCCGCGGCCGCCGAGGGCGGAACGGAAGAAGAGCGCACGCTCAAGGCCCAGAACCTTCTCCTCGAGGAGCTCGAGGGACGGTTCGGAGGAACAGCGAAGGCGGCCGGCCAAACCTTCGCTGGCACTATCGACAGAATAAAAAACAAGGTTGAGAACCTTCTCGAAGCGATCGGAAAGCCTTTCCTCCTCGCGCTCGAGCCGGCCCTCGACAAAGTATTCCCGATCCTCGAAAAGGTTGGAGCTCTTATAACCGACGTGATCTCCAGCCCGGAGGCTCAGCAGTTCTTTACCGATCTGGCGGACACCCTTGGGAAGTTCGGCGAACAGGCGGCGATCTGGTTCCCTCAGATCGTTCAATGGTTCAAGGATACTTTTCAGTGGTTGATGGACAACCAGGGCGTGATCGTTGCAGCTCTGGCGGCGATCGGGGTGGCGGTTGCGGCCTTGGGTGTGGTTGCGGCGATCGCAATCTGGGGAGCCCTCGCTCCGATCCTTCCGATCCTTCTTGTGGTGGTCGCGATCATGGCGGTCGTTGCGGCTTATGCCTATATTCTCTACGAGGCCTGGACTAATAACTGGTTCGGGATCCGGGATACGGTTATGAGTATCTGGGCGGTTCTCGAACCTATCCTCGCGATGCTCTGGACTTGGATCTCGACTACGCTGACGACCGCGATTCAAACGCTCGCGAATTATTGGACGAACACTCTTCAGCCGGCGATCATGGCGGTATGGAGCTGGCTCTCAACCGTGCTCTTCCCCTTCCTGGCTTCGGTGGCTGAGCTCATAAGCGCCGTGGTGGGGAAAGCGGTCGAGGCGCTGGCTGGCCTCTGGGAGAAGGTTCTCTACCCGGCGATCGAGAAGGTGTGGAAATTCCTTTACGACACATTTAATCCGATCATCCAGACGCTGGCGGATCTGTTCAACAAAACCCTCGGGCCGGCGATCCAGTGGGTGCAGGATAATGTGCTCAGCAAGCTCGCCGGGGTATTCGATGGGATCTCCGACGCAATTCAGCGGGCCACTGGATGGATCGGAGATCTGGCCGGTCAGATCCGGAACCTCTCACTTCCCGATTGGCTCACCCCTGGCTCGCCTACTCCCTTCGAGGTCGGGCTTCGCGGAATAGGAAACGCCCTCGAGGATGTGGCCCTCCGCCAGCTCCCCGCCTTTTCCTACGGGCTGAACTCGCCGGCGCTCTCTGGAGCTGGCGCCGGATCGAGCGAGAGCTTCTTCCCGGACGCCACTTTCAACCTCGGAGGCGGATCCTCCCCGGACGCTTATCAGATGGCCCGCCAGGTGGTTCAGCTCGCCGGTGATATGCTTCGCCAGCAGAAAAATTCGAATTATCGGCCGGGAGGCTGAGATGCCTGTAAAATCTGATTACGTTCTCTATCTGAAAAATTCTCGGCTCTCTATAAAACTCACCGATCCGCCGACGACTGCCAATCCGTCCGGTCGGTTCGATGTTGCTCGTTTCATTCCGCCGACTGCCACCGAGGAGGCAATCCAGTCGGAGAGCACTTCTTACAATCGTTATGGCGGAGAAGAGTTGGTCTCCACCCGCGCGAAAAATATCTCTTTCACTTTCCCGATCATCGTGCTGGGATCAAGCGAACAGCGGATCGCGCGGAGTATCTCCGATCTTGAGTCCCTCCTCGATATGGCCGGCGATGAATACGATCCGCTTTACCTCTGTTTCAAACGGCACTCCTACCTTTCAGGTGAACCTCTCTGGGGCCAGATGGGAGCATTCCTTCGGTATGAGATCGTGAATGGAAAGGTTCACGTCGATAAATATGACAAGGTTCGGAGCGAGTTTGTAAACGCGACTGTGCAGCTTATTCTCCGGCCGTTCGCCCTGGGCCAGGTTCAACGCCTCGCGAATGGATACGGCGGCCTTCGTCAGAACGTGGAAGGTTTTGCTGACGGGCAGAGCCGTGGGGTTGTAATTCCACAAGCAACAGGGAACAGCATCATCAACGCCGCTTTCATCGGTCGGTATGGTTTTTTTCAAGACGACGGATGGACCTTGGCCGCGCCGGCCACCTCCAAGGTTTCAGAGGTGATAGATGGCCGTTTCCGTTTCTGGCCCAGCGAAAGCAAACGAATTTATGGCGGCACTGGGGGCGGAAAATATTATCAGAGTGTTACTTGCGGCAACGTGAATAAGTGGACGCTTAGCGCATACGTGAAGAAAGAAGACGGATCCGCAGTCACCGCGGCAGATGTTATTCTCTGGTATGACGACGTTGCGCTTGCTGGCACATATACACACATGGGCGATGGTTTGTACCGTGTCCATGCAGTAGTGAATGGATATGTAGCGGCGAAGCTAGTGTCCATCATCGTTCCTACTGGAAAAACAATTTATCTGCATGGAGTTCAATTTGAGGAACGTCCATACCCGAGTCCTTTTTGCTGTGGAGATCTTCCTGGAAATTACTATAGCAACGTCAATTTGAGCCTCGCAACCTCGGCGCGAGTGAATGGGTCGATCATCCTTCCGATCGAGGACGCCTCGAATTACTCGCGCGCGCTTTCAATGTCAAAGGGAACGATCGCGTTCGTCTGGACGCCTTATAATTCTGATACTGAGTTCACGTCGTTCGGGGCAGACAACGATCCCGTATTGCTCGATACGGGCCCGGCCCGCACGCTCATGCTTTCCAGGGATTCATCTGCTCATCAGTGGTTTATTCTGGATGGAGTAAATTCGGCTGTGTCTCCTGTGGATGCCGTCGTGCCTGGTACGCCGATAGTTATCCACCTCGTTTGGGCAGTTGGATCTCCGCTGAAACTTTATAAGAACGGAGTTCTTGCGGTACAAAATCCGGCTAACTGGTCGCCTCCCGTCATGCCGACCAACTTGTTCATCGGTACCGCCAACGTGAAAAATCTTCCTTCAAACGGGTGCTTCGGTGACTTCTCGACCTACGCCTGGGATATGTCTCAGGCAGAGATCACGGCGCAGTATGCTGATATATCTTCACGTCTTTCGGAAGGACGCCTCGAATCTCCGATCCCTTATATTCTGACCCGCGCTGGCGATGGTGTAATTGACAGCCACAACGACGGCGCCGGGATCGGTGACCATTGGGCTTGGGCGCTGGCCGATGGCATCGCCGGCAACGTGCCGGCAGATACGAAGTTTGATTTTTCTCACAATGTGGGAGCTCTTCAGGTATTGATCTCTAACCTGGCAAACCGCGAGTTTATACCGCCAGCGGTATTGGGAGATTTATTCAACGCGATATCGAACGCAGGATTTTTTCAGGACGTTGGTCAGGCGGCAAGCGGAACGGCGGATGCGAACGCGTCCGGCGGATATAACAAACAGTTCGATATCACCGCCGAGGCATACGTGGCCTATGGAAGGCTCTGCGCTCTCCCGAACCGGCTCCTCCTGGGCGATCGTGATTACATCGCCTACGTACGATTGAAGGCATCTCAGGCGGCGGCGATGGCCGTGACGATCCGATGTAAATACGCTCCTGATACTTCTGCTTATGATCCGGCCACCTTCCAGCTCGGAGATCCGAAAACTTGGAGCACCTTTGTGGGTGCCGCTACTTACACGACGATCTTTTCCGCGCCTGTTCACATGCCGCGCTTTCGTCGAACCGATGCGAAGCTCGTGGGTATAGGCTTCGAGAGGATCTTCTGGTGGCTGACTCTGATCTCCGCTCCTGCATCCCTGCAGAATGTGGATTACATCGGCCTTCTCCCGCGACCAATAAAGATGATTGCACTCGGTACCACGGCAGACAAGCGAGTGGTTATCCACGGCGCTCAGGTCAATCCCGGCGCGTCGGCAGAGGGATCTGTAAACGGTTTCGGAGACGATATATCACTCGAGCCTGGAAAGCGAAACATCATCCAGGTTGTTCATGCCGCCTACACAGATTCCGACGCCGATTCCCTTGCCTATAATCTGACATTCAATTACATCGAATACACTCCGAAGTGGAGCCTGATGTGAAACGGCTCAACTCTCTTGAAGTGATTGTTTATTCTGGTTTGACGGTGCTCGACCGTTTTCTTGTAAGCTCGAACCGCGCTGGCCCCCCAACGTTCGATACTCAGTATCCATGCGGTCTATACGGCCCGATGAGCTTCCTTGTGGCACGAGATATTCTATCCGCCTGGGGAATCCGAGGGGCCAATCGGATCTCGATCTATAACGGCATCGTCCCGGTATACGAGGGGAAGATTACCAACCTGAGGAACGCTGTGGCCAGTCGCGGCGCGAGCGCTCTGGTTCAATGTGCAGGAATGTGGGGAGATATTCTCAATCGCGAGTGGCTCGACGGAATGTGGTGCGATACTCGGATGGACGCCGCGAATTGGAAGCCGCAGCTCTGGTTGAACGCCAGCGGAAAAGTAATCTGGTGGCAACAGGACGCCAGAGTGAGGATGATCCCGAAGGCGGTGGCCTTCACGAACGGCGAATATTCCAGCATGAGGTACGACACCCCGCCGGGAATGACGATCAAGCGGATCACCTACGATTATGATCTTCAGGAAGGAGCCCAACAGTGGGGATTGGAGATCTGGAACGGCGCTGGCGGCGCGGTCGAGGCGGGTACCGCCATCACGGCAACCGGAACCGGGAGTAAAGACATTACTCTCGCAACCCCCACGTCCTGGCTGGAGCTCATTGTTGCCTCGAAGGCCAACCAGACTCCGCCGGCGGATGGTTCCGTTTATGGCGAGTTCTCGAATATGTGTATTTATTATGAGACTGGCGGAATAAACCTAACGGAGATCTGCAAGGACGTGATCGGGTTTCTCCCAACTATTCTGAACTCAGATATCACCAGGATCGCCTCGAATGCCTTGTCGCTTGTTCCTTTCGCTGTTGAAGGTACGGCGGCGAAGGTGCTCTCCGAAGCCGCTTCCTACGGTGGCCCAACCAGTAAGCGCTGGGCGGTTGGTGTTGAGCACTCAGATATGGCAGTAGTTCCGGACGGGAAGCCTGTTCTCTACGCTGAGCAATTTCCGGATCTCACCGATTATGATTACGTCGTCTCGATGGCCGAGGCGAATATCCAGCTCGCTCAGAACTTCGACGACGTTGTAAACTGGGTGGTGGTCGAATATAAAAACCCGAACGGGGATACCCTCAAGCTCACCCCCGACACTTACGCCACCCTGAAGGATGACGCCAGCATCCTCCTGTATGGAAAGCGGCTCCCGCCAGGCGGCTCGATCAAGACCGAGGCCAACGCAACGCTCGCCCTGGCCCTCGGACAAACCTATCTCGCTGCTTATAAAGACCCGAGCTGGACGGCTTCCGGGCCGATCCACATAAAAGGATATGTTCGGCACAAGCAGCAGTTCCGTGTTCCAGCCTCTCAGGTAAGAGCGGGTAAGCGGCTTCGGATCGAGAACGCCCTGGCGGATCTGAGCGGGTCGGGGCTGACCTTCTTGATCTCAAAAACCTCCTATAACGATGACACCGAAGGATGCGACGCGACCATCGGGCGGCCGGATGATCTTATCTCTGTTGTAAATCAAATGTCCGAGGAGGGTTGAAGTGAAAGCTAAAACGAAGCCGACGAAGAGATCAAGGCCCCTGTCCGGGGATCTCGAACGAAGAAAACTCCAGCCCCTTTACCATGCGGCGTTTCTTGAAAACACGGCCGTGCTGAAGATCGTGAAGGAAAAGCTGGTCGATGCCGTCAAGCTCGAGGCGAGGGTCGGGGATCTCGAGATCTCCCGATCTGAGGCGTGCTTGAAGTTGAGCGATCTGGAAGACACAGTCAATGGGAACGAGGGGAAAAAGATCGTCGGTCTTGGAGCTCAGATCCGGGCGCTCGGGGAAATATTCAAGCATTACTGGGACGGCGCGAAGCTCTATATCCTGGGATTGAGCGGGCTGGTTTTGATCCTGGTCGCCCTCCACATGGTGGAGGTTGGCACGGCGCTTGCGAAGTGATGTAGAATAAATCGAAAGGAGAACCTCAAATGAAAAAGTATCTGTACCTCATCCTCCTAGTCGTGATGCTCCTGTTTGTGGTCGCGGCCGACTTCATCGGGGAGATTCCCGAGTGGCTGATTATGCTCTTGACAGTGGTCATCATGCCCGGGGCCGTCGGCCTGGCGAAGGCCGGGGCCGCGAAGTGGCCGAAAGAGCTCGGCTGGCTTGACGGGAAGTTCTGGCTCTCCATCCTTACCTACCTGATCGCGATCGCAGTCGTCGCCGCGTTTACGACCTGGGGCGAGCTCTTGAAGTTGCCTCAGGATCCGGCCCTCGCGGCCCCGTTCCTTGTGCTGTTGGTTCAGGCCTTCTTCGGCGCCGCGACCGGCCTCTACAATGTGCTGATCGCACCGGTTCACAAGCGGCTGAGCGGCTGAGAAGAAACCAGGACGAGACGAGAATCAAAACGGCCTCCGCGATGGAGGCCGTTTTATTTTATTACCGAAGCCGATGCCAGGGGAAGATCGAGGGCGGCCCGGGATCCGCTTTTCCCTTGTTCTTTTCGTCGTGCCCCGCGATCCACATCTTCCCATAATGCGTCTGAACCAGATCATAGAACTCGAGCAGGGAAAGGATCTGAGCCTCGGTCGGGGGAAGGTAGTAGAGCTTCTCGCCCGCGACGGTTGTCGCGAGGGTGAGCTCAGCCTTCGCGATGCTCTGTTCCCAGAGCTTCCAGCGGAAACGATAAAACTTACCGAAGACCTCCTGCCAGGTATAGAATGGGCCGATGTTCGCCAGCTCGACGCCGAGCGTATTGTGGTTCAATCCATAACAGTGGTATGCAATTTTGTCGAGATCGACCGCCTGGACGAACCTCCCGATCTCGTCGATCAAAACCTGAGCGGACTTCCCCGATCCTTTCCTGTTCCACTCGTTGAAGATCCCCTGACCGATCGCTTCCTTCCCGGTGCTTCGAGCTCCTGGGGTATGAACCACTAGGCCGACGGTTTCCTTGCGATCCCAGGGATCGTAATTATTCACGAAGAAGTGCTGGACGCCATCGCCCATCAACACCCCGCTCATGATCGAAAGATTGTGCGTTGTCGATGCCGGGACGATTACCGGATCGGTGGGGAGCTCCTGGGTCTGGGGGAGCCCGAGAGCGATGAGCTCTCTGAGCACTCTGGGGCGGAGCTCATCCCAGACGACCGTCGTATAATTTTTCGTCCCGTGCGCGCGCCGCCAGAACGCCGTAAGGGTATAGCCTGGCGGGCAGAAGTGAGGGCCGGCCTCGTTCAGGAAGCGCCGGCCGTCGTTGAAAAACTTCTCCGCGCCGGCATAGGGCGAACGGAAGAACCAAGCCCAGAAGGCGGAGATCGCGTCATGGATCGAGTAGAAGTCGCAATATTCATACTCGCCATCCCCGCCGTTGTATTTCACTTTTTCGATCCGGAAAGAAACGCGGGGGAGCTCTCTCGAATACTTCAGCGAAAAAAAGTTATATGTGGGATATCCGTAGGAGGCTGTCGTGACGAGGCCGTTCCTCCCCCAGCCGCTCTCCAGCGCGGCCATGCTTCCAGCGACGATCTTCATCTCGTCCGGCATTACGAGCTCCCGCCCATCCGGATATTTATAAACGAACCTCCCATCGACCAGGGTCTTCTCGAAGCTATTCCAGAGATCAATCGGGGCCATGCTCTGTTCCTCCTTTCCTACTTCGATTATAGACCAAACAAAAAACCGGGCCCGCGATGGGCCCGGTTTCGTCCTGGACGAGGAGCTCACTTATTTACTGGAGGCGCTTCCGATAATCGGATCCTTCTCCACGTTGAGTAAGTTCAGTTGAAGTATCGCGATCTCGTGCTCGAGCCGGGCGATCGCGTGGCGGATGAGGGCGGCCTCCTCGTTTATCCCGCGCACTCGCGCGAGGAGCTCCCGCCGATCTTCCCTCTTCAGGTAGGGCCAGCCGCGCACCGTGGTCTTGAGGATGAACTCGGTTCCATCGTCGGAGTTCCCGTCGCTCCACTTGTGAAGGGTGACCTCAACCGAGGCGTTGATCCTCGAGCCATCGGTGAGATCGGCTTCGATCTCGCGGAGCTCGTTATAAAGGGTGGCGCGCCCTGCGCTCATCGGAGCCCCCTTCCGTTCCGGCCGCCGGCCAAATCAGCGCGCTCAAGGGCGGTCGGCGTAAGATGGACGTTTCGGCTCGAATCATCATCCCGAACGAAGCGCCCGTTGGAATACGCGCGGATTGTGAACTCCTCGCGCGGTGCGCTGGCGAGCAATTTCCATTTGAGCTCTTGATAATTTCTGGCGCTAATGAGCCCCGCCTCCGCTCCACTCGTGGGGTGCTCGCCGAAAAAGTCGGCGAGGATTGCGAGCGCCAGCTCGGCGACATTCTCTCCGCCGTACCCCCAATCGTACATCGCGAGTTTCTTGCGGCTGATATGGGGGAGTGGAATGGGCGCGGCTCCGGATTCTATATCCTCGACCGTCACCTCAATGCGAGCGTTCGGCCCCCAGCGCCTTCCTCGGTAGAGCTTTACTTCCTTTTCCATAATGACCTCCCGGGTCTATTTTTCAGGAGACCGGCGTCTCCCGCCTGAGCGCGGCCAGAGGGTCGCGTCCAGGGGGGAAGGCCGAGCTAAAGATCGCGCGCAATCTCTTCCGCGATGGTCTCCCCGCGCCCGTTGAGCTCTGGCGCTGCGCCCGTGTTTCCGCAAGTGGAGAGCTCGACGGTGCCGTGCTGGATAGTCTTGATATATTCCACCCTCTTCGCTCCATCGGTGGCCTTCGCGCCATCCTGACGAAGAGCGCCATCGCACATCCAGCAATAGTCGTAGGAATATCCATCTACTTCCCAGCGAAAGAAAACCTCTCCGGACTCGATGATCTCCGAACATCCTTTGCACCGCTTCTCTTCCATCGGATTCTCTCCGTGAAGTTGGACGGAAGAGCGGGGGCGATCCCCTTCTTCCATCGACTGGCGAGACTTGTAGAGCCCGATCTCTTCCAGGCTGAAGACCAAGAAGGAACCGTTCTCGAGCTCCTTCATCGCGAGCCAAACATCGCCGCCGGTATTTTCAGCTTCGCCGCCGATCGCTTCGGCGAGCTTCTTCGCTGTTTCCTCAAATGAAGTGTCTTCGCTTCTTAGCATGAGAGCCTCCCGCCGGCGGGAATGACCGCCGTCTGATAAACAGTAATGCAGAAGGCCTCTTAGAGGGGAAGAATATAACGGTATTTTAAGGAACGAGTTTCAGGCTGTAAATAGCCACGTCGGGGGCTAAAATCCGAGGGTCTTGATCTTATTAGGGCCAAAAAGTAGAAAATCATCGACTGGCTTCGATCCGAAGCGGAGAACTTGGCGCTCCCTGAACCATCTCCGGAATCCGAGCGTATGGCCGAGCTTATTATGAGCGGCTCCACAAACCAGAGCGCAGTTGATCTCTGAGAGGAGATACCACTGGATCGCTGGCGGAAAATCGTTCCGCATATATAGCGTCTCGTTCGCTTCCCAGCCCAGACCGCAAACATGCGGGAACGGAACTCCCATCTCCCATTGATACTCCCAGATCTCGCAGTGGATTCCGCCGTCGGGGCCCAGGATCGGGCGCTTCGCGATGAGCAGCTCGCGGAGCGGCCCCCACTCTTCATGCATGAACCGAGCGGCCTTGCCGCCGTATCCTCTTCGATCTTCTCTGTTCATATCGCCATCCCTTGAGTAGTGCCGGCCAGGCGCTTCTCGATGAGCTGAATATATTCCTTCTTCCCTTCGATCCCGATGTAATCGCGGCCGAGCTTTACCGCGACGGCCAGGGTGGTTCCGGAGCCGGCGAAGGGATCGAGAATCACATCTCCCGGCCGAGAGCCCGCCAGGATGCACGGGGTGACGAGCGCTTCGGGGAAGGTGGCGAAGTGCGCGTCCGGGTAAGGCTGAGCTGGTATCTCCCAAACATCCCGTTTGTTTCTGAAGCCGGAAAACTCCTCTCCCTCAGTCCTCCAACCCGCGAACCTCCCCATCCTCTCGGTAGCTTCACTTCTGCAACCCTTCGGAAACTCTTTTTTTCGAGGGCTCGCTTCGTATCTCTTCTTTAATCCCTCGAGCGCGTTCCTGGCCGAGCGGTTCATAGAGCCCTCACCACCGTTTCGAGGATCCTTCGGCCCGCCGGTCTGTTTATTGAACGTCACCTGGTTGAGGCGGATCAAGCTCTCTTCCGAGAGCGGCTCCTGGATCGCTTCCGCGTTGTAAAAGTATCGCGAGGATCTCGAGAGCAGGAAGAGGAACTCATGGCTCCGCGTTGGCCTGTCTTTTATACTCTCCGGCATAGGGTTCGGTTTGGCCCAGACAATGTCCGAGCGGAGCCACCAACCGGCGTCCTGCAGCGCGAAGGCGATCCGCCATGGAAGTCCGAGGAGATCCTTCGGCTTGAGGCCGGATAATTTTTTGACTGATCCGGTATGCGTCTTGATCTTGCGGGCGTACTGATAATGATCTCCTAATCCCTCAAGGGTAGTGCTCGAATAATTCTCTCCTCGACTTTGCGCTCCCCATGAACCTGCATACGCATCTCCCATATTGAGCCAGAGCGTTCCGTCAGGCCTCAACACCCTCCGAACCTCTAAGAAGACCTCGGATATTCTCGCGAGATATTCCGCGAGAGTGGGCTCGAGGCCGATCTGGCCGGCGAAGCCGTAATCTCTCATCCCGAAATACGGCGGAGAGGTCACCACGCACTGAACCGATTCATCGGGGAGGGTCTTCAGGGTTTCGAGCGCGTCCCCACAAATTATTTTTCCCATGAGCTGAGCTCCTCGAATCGGAATTGCAGATCGGCGAACGCTTGAGGCGCTCGCTCGCTGAGGATGAAGAGGAGGAGGATGGTGCGGATCTCGCCCGCGATGTATTTCACCCTCCACCTTGTATAGGTATGCCGATGGCCGACCGGCATATATCGAACGCCCAGAGCCTTCACCATCCAGCCAGGCGGGGTTGCCTTCTTCCCGCTCCCGCGGGCGATGGTGGAGATAAACCCCCGGTTGGGTGGCTTCTCGAGATGAGCCATCTTCTGAACCCTGAGCGCCACAAGCCTCAAGCTCTTCGACTGGTGCCACATCTCGAGGAGGATATTCCGAGCCTCTTCGACCATCGCCGGGGTTATTCTGAACTTCTTCTTCTCCGCCATCGCTCCACCTCCAGAACGCACCAGGGCGGCCTACGATGAGGCCGAGGTATGAATAGGCGCTCCGGCTGGCGCTGAAGGCCTGGCCCCTGTTACGCTGGCGGTAACAGAGGCTTTCCGATCCTGTTCCTGGCCCTTCTGGATCGCTTCGAGGGCCATATCGAGGAAGTGGAACCAGTGGCGGCCGCTGGGCCCGCATTTATCGCGGGCCTCCTTCAGGAGCTCCACCACCGTGTCGATGATCTCGCCGAACGTCTTCGGCCTCTTATCCTTCGCCTCGCGCCGCTCGGCCGTGGTGGGCTCGCCCTTGGATTCGGCGATCGCATCCCGGAGCTGTTCGCGCGTCCAGCCGTTCAGGTGGCAGAGCTTGAGCCACTTCCGTTGCTCGAGCGCCGGGAGAGCCGCGACAACCTCATGGGTCGAGAAGGGAAGATCCGCGCGCCGGCGCTGAAGCGGAATCCGATCGGCGGTGCTCTTGTAATTCGCGAGCGTCTGGTTGGCGTAGGCCTCGAAGTCCCAGGCCTGGGCGGCTTCCTCGTTGAAGTAGGCCTCGCCGGCACAAAGAAGATCGCCGATCACCCAGGGCATACTTTTGTAGATCCGCGCCTTCCTCTGAACCGAGTCCGTATATTCCGGGAAGGACGGGCGATGCTTGACCACGATCCCGATCGGGGTCTCCTCGAACCAAGCCGAGACCCTTTTACTTCTTTTTGTTTTCGATGGCATGGGCTCCTCCGTTGAGAGAATTGAGCGGAAGGCCGATCCGCCTCCGCCCTTGGATTTTATTCCACCGCTTCACGGTTTCGTCGACGGTCTTTCCGCTGGCGAAAGAGCATCCGGCGCGGAACTTCTTGTCGCACATCGCCTCCCAGTGGTCTCCGAACCACCGGATCGTCGGGAGTTCTTTACAGCTCGCACACTTTGTAGGTTCCATACTCCTCCTCAGATCTCGAAGATGACTACTCCGTTCGGAACTGGATCGAGCCGCTCAAGGATGAGCGGGTTGAGCTGGTGGTCGTCGATTCCCATCGCGTCCGCGATCCCGTCCAGGAAAGGCTTACAGGCTGAGAGCATCCCGTCGAGATCTCGGCGCCGCCGATCGGGCGGATGGAATTGGATTTTACAAACCAGGATGTGATCCTTCGGGATCTTCGGGCGCGCCCGGCCCAGGGCCTCGAGAGCTGAGAGCCTGGCGTCTTCCCGGTGCCCGGCGATGATCGTCGTATCGAACAGGCGCTTCCCGCGCCGGCGGTTGGGGAGGAGCCGATGATCGGGCCAGTGGAGACGGATAATCATGGTTTGTACTCCCAGCGGATGAGGATACCTTCGAACGGAAGCCCGTGAACATCTCGGAAGAAGCTGAAGAAATCGATCACGTGGTCGAAGCCGTCGCGCTCAGCGAGCTCGGCTTGATACTGCGGATCGAGATCGCACCCGTTTATATTCACCTTCCCCCACTCAATCCAGACCTTACTCGCCTCGATGCACTTCTGGTCGGGGAGGAGCTTCTGACAGGCTGGCGATCTCATCCCGCGGTAGAGCTGAAGCATCGAGCCAGGTACCGGGTTTCCGTGCGGGCGAACCTTCCGGATGGTCTGGCGCTTCCGGCCGTCCTGAACGAGAGCAGCGAAGCGGGGGCGAAAATTGTAGGCGGTCATGTTTCTCCTTCAGCCTCGAGTATCGCTCGGATGATCTCTTCCGCTACTTGCCAAACTATCGCATTCCCGAGGGCGGCGAGGATCGAGCGGTGCGGCCAGCCTTCTTCGGCCAGAGCCTCAAGAAGGCCGCCGGGTATCCCATCAACCAGCACGAAAGAATCTCCAGGCGCTCGGCGAACTTTTCCGTCAGCGCAAGGGATCCCAACGGAGTCATCCCAGAAGCCGCGGCCGTTACCAGATCGTCCCCGCCGCTCCCGTCCCGATCCCTCCGTGCGAAGTCCGGGCCCGAGAGCTCCGCCTTCGGAGTGGGCCAAACTCCGGGAACCTGCCCCTCGAGGGTGATCATCTTCTCGCCGTCCTTCTTCCGAAACTTCCCGCGGCTCACTCGAGGAGTTCCCCAGGGCTTCCGGATGAGGCCGCCGATGAGCGGCTCGTCGATCCGATCCCCGCCGCGGCTGGTCTTCCCCGCTTCCGAAGCATCCGGGGTCGGCCAGGCGGCCGATCTCGCCGCGCTGGTCAGAGTATCCGGATTCCCGCGATGGACTCCAGAGCTCTCGCTGTCTTCTGAGCGGGGAGTTGGCCACCCAGCTTTTACGATATTCGGAACGTAATCCATCCGCTCCGGGTTCTGCGTTTTGCCCTTCCCGTCCCTGCTCGTCGGCGTCGGCCTGGCCGACGCCGCTTGCAATTGCGCCCCGGTTGACATTCCCGCATTCTCGCTGTTGTGCTGCTGGCGTTCCTCCGCCCTCGGAGTTGCCCACGCCCCGATCATCCGAGTTTGATCGGTCAGGGTTATCACCGGCGAAGCCTGAGCCTGGATGGTTTCCAGTTTCTTCGGGCCCTGCTCCGCGTTGTCGGCTTGAGGAGTTCGCCACAATCCAGTATCGCTCTCGCCGATGAGGGGCACCGACGGCACAAGCCGGAATAGCAAATACTCGGACGTTATAGCCGAGCCCTCCCATCTCAGATAAAATTCCGGCGAGGCCCACATCTCCGATGCCAGGAGGATTCTCGAAAATCGCCCAAGCGGGGAGGAGCTCTCCAAGCACTCGGAGAGCTTCATCCCATAACCAGCGGTCGTCTTCCTTGCCTCCTTGCTTCCCGGCTCTACTCGCGGGCTGACAAGGAGGGCCGGCTGTGAGTAAGAAGGCTCCTCGGTATTCTTTTCCATCGAAGGATCTAATATCGCCATGAATTTTTACTCCGGGCCAAACCTTCGCAAGGAAGGCCTGGCAAATTGGATCTATCTCGCAGAAGGAAACGGTCTCAAGGCCTTTCGCGTACGCCGCGAGGGCGAAGCCTCCGATTCCCGAGAAGAGATCGACGTGCTGGAGGTTCCCGCGCGCGGGAAGGTTCACGTTCGGCCTCCGGTAAAGTGGCGCTGGATACCGCAGTGCCGATCGCGAGGATCGACCCACCCCAGCTCGAGGAAGTTGAGGAAGTCTATCTCCTCCGGCATGGGAAGCAGCTCACCGTTCGCGAGCACCGCTCCATCCTTCACTTGGGCGAAGGAAGGGAGCGCTCCGCCATGAGCCCGCTGGGTGACGATCCACTTTGAAAAATCAGCGGGGCCGGTTCGGATTGCGAAGAGCACGCCCCACTGAGCCGGGGAGAGGACGATAAAAAGATCGGTGAAGAAGTCTCGCCCATCCCGGCGGATCTGTTTATAACGCGGGCCGCCCTTCACTACCTCGATCGAGGGCCCGGTGTCCTGGAAGAACTCCTCGAGGAGGTTTGTGCCGGCCGCGGGCTGGCCGAAGAGATCGAGCCTGGGCTTCGGGATTGCGACTATCTCAGCGTCGTGAACCTCTTCCTTTCCCCGGCGGATCCCGCCAGCGATCTCGATTCTCTCGCAGTAGGGGCCGAGGATCTGAACCCACTCGAGCGCGATGTGCCTCGCCTGACTGATAATCATGGTTCACCTTCCTCTTCTCCGCTCTCATCGCCGGCCTCGAGGAGATGCTGGGCCTCGAACTGGGAGTAGAACTTTCGCGCGCGGATCTTCTCCGCCTGGCGCCGTAGCTCCGATATCTTCGGGAACCACTCGCTCGTCCGGATGTGCTCCTTCGCGCCGGCCAGGAGATCCTCGGGGGCGATGTCGGCCAGGAGATCAATATAAACCGCGTTTTGCATCTCGAGAACTTTCGGGTCGATCCGCTGGCCCTGGTCTGGGTAGGCCGCAGCGAGGAAGGCCATCGTCTTCAGAACCTCATTTTTTGTCGCCATGTTCCTCCTCTGGCGCCGGAAGCTCCGGATCGTCTCCTCCGGATCTCAGCGATCGCGCGATCGCCTGGAACCTCGAAGGGATTGAGGTTTTAGTCTTTCCTCCACCTTTCCCCCACGCCTGGATGAAGTCGATCAAGCCGGTCACGGAGAGGATCCCTTTCCCGAGGCCAACCTTCACGGCTTCCTCGAGCCCCGCGCCCAGCCGTTCCTCTTCCTGGCGGAACTCTTCCTTCGCCTCGAGGGTAGGGAAGCGCTCCGGCCGCCGGCGGCCCTTCGCGGCGAAGTTATTCCCGAGCCTGGCGAAAAACTTCATCTGAGCCGGGGATCCGGGGTAGAGGCTTCGATCATCCTTCTCGATGAACTGAGGGTTTCGATGAACCCGCACTGGCGGGCGAGAGCGAGAGCTCTCCTCGCTCTCGCTGTCTATTACTTTGTGTTTAAAACTCTGATGGAAGGGAGCGTTTTTTATATTGACGGATGGGCCTTTTTTCGAGGAGAGCGGTCTGTCCGTCTGACCAGCAGCGGTCTGTCCGACAGACCGCTCTTTTTGGGCGGCTTCTCTGGCTTTTTCCGTCCTCTCGAACTCCGATTCTCCCTCCCTCTTCTGGCGAAGGCCGAGCCCCTGCCAGTCGATTTTCTTCTCGTCGAGCTCAAGGCCGTAGAGCCGCCCTTGGTTCTTTCCGTCGTTCTCGGCCAATACAACCAGAACGCGGAATGAAACCAGCGAAGAGGTTGATCTGAGAACCGAGGATCTTCCGGATCCGATTCCGCTCGAGAAGTCCGAGATCGAGATCCGCTCCGCGCGCTTATTCCATCCGAAGATCCTCCGCACGGCATAAACTAAAACCGCCTTTTCCTGGTCGGTGATGAGCGGGAATAGGCGGTCGATGTAGAGGTTTGGAGTCTGGAAGCTGTTCGGGATGATCTCGGACAAATGAGGCTCCAAGGGAGAAGGATGGAGATCGGCGCTCGTTTTGGAAAAGCGGGAGGTCGGCCCTTTGCGCGCGGGCCATGGGGAAGAGCGCCGACCTCCTGGGCGTTATTATAGGCTAAACAGCGAGCCCGGAAAGCAACTCCGGGGAAAATCAAACGGTATTTTAATAAACCCTGAAAGGCCTCATATTATAGTTAGGGAGCGGGAGGCTTCGTTGAGCGGAAGACCCTTTTTATCTGCAAGGCCAGAAGAGCCGCTGGCGCTGGAGCCGATCGAGACGATCATCTCCATACGCGCCCGATGCCTCATCTTCTACATTCCAGATCTCAAGGAGGAAACAAATGAGCGGAAGCAGTTCGTCCCAGATCCCGGGGGGCTTCAGGGAAGAGGAAGAGGAACAGACCTTCAGCCAGGCCCAGGCGATCGTCCAATACAACCCAGTGATGGCGCTCGCCCCGATGGGAACCCGGAAGGTGGTTCGCGAGATGGCGGTTCGGATCCATACCATGGCGCCCGGCGGGATGAAGATGACCCCGGCCGAGTGCGTGGTGCTGGCCCAGTACGCAATCTCTCTCGAAGCCAATCCTCTCGTCGGGGAGGTTTGGTTGATGAAAAACCAAACCTCCGGGGAAGTGCTCGGGCTCGCGCCCGGTATCAGACTCTTCAGAAGAAAAGCCGACGAGCAGGATGAGAAGCGCGGGGATCTCCGGAATGTGGAGCTCTACTCCCTCACTCCGGAAGAGCGGAAGGATTATCTCGTGCCGGATGGGGCCCTCGCTTATAAGGCGATTCTCCGAAGCCAGGCCAAGTCTCATTCCTATACTGAAGACTGCGAGCGGATGGGGAAAATCAAAGGGGTCACATGGGATGATATCCGGCGAGCCCTCGGCGATCGCCCATACGTTGAGGGGATCGGAATACTCACCGTCGAGGAGATGAAAAGCCTCGATAAAAATACCCGTAATAAAATGCCCCACATCGAGCGGGTGAAGAAGCGCGCCGAGGCGGCCGCCTTGAAAGTGGTTTATCACCTCGACTTCGGCTTCGTTCCGCTTCTCCCCGGAGCGCTCGAGATGAGCTCCACTCTGGCGGACGATTATATCGACCTCAAGGTCTCGCTCTTCGACGATCCGAAGAAACCCACGGTGGTAAGCCAGCCCCCAGCGGCCGAAGGCGGCGCCAGCGCTGCGCCCGAGGCTCAGCCCGCGCCGGCTGGAACTCCGCCGCCCGAGCCGCCTTCAGACCTTTCGCCAGAGGATGAGGCTTTCATTACCGGAGCCGATCGAGTGAAGGCGATGATGGACGAGACCGAAGGGGTTTCCCAGCCGAACGCTTTGGGCGAAACCGAAGAGGAACGCACGGTCGCGCTGCAGAAGGCCGGGCGCGCGCTCTTCCAGGGCGATGACGGTAAGCCAATCGGAAAGCCGAAGCCGCGGAAGTGGGAAAAGGAAGCGATCGACTTCGTCATGCGCGAGGGCCATCTGAAGGCGAAGGCGCACGCGCTGGCCGTCCTTGAGCTCTCCCCTTTCCCGGTAGATGTTTCGCTTCTCGAGCTCGGCCGCTGGTATGAGATCTACCGGAGGTTCCGGGCCGAAGGAGATAAACCGCCGGCGGCTGGGGAGAAGGCGAAGGCTGAGTATGACCGCTCTTGATTTTCCTTCCGAGCGCTATGTGGAAGGGTTTCGTCACGGCCGAGCCGATCGCCTCCTGGGCTTCCGGCTCTGGACGGCTTATACCGCAAGCGGAGACTACGGCCGGGGATATCGCTTCGGCCATATCAACCCACAAGGAGGAATCGTGGAAGAAGAACAGGTTCGCCAGAAATTGAACGAGCTCGCGATGGTGGAGATGGAAGCGGAAGCCCTGGCGAAGAAGAAGGACGAGGCGAAGCTCGGGGCCCTGGACGATATGGAACGCCAGGTTCTCAAGGCGATCGAATCCCGGAACAAGGATATCGACGCCGAGTTCGTCCAGGAAGAGAAGGCCCTGGTTTCGCACGAGAGCGCGCTGAGGGTCGAGATCCAGAAGGGCGTCGAAGACCTGGCCCGCACGGTGAAGGGGCTGGCGAGGATGGCGGTTTATACCGCGCCGAAGGATCTCGTCGACGTGAAACAGCTCAAGGGATACGCTGCGGCCCATCCCGAGGTGCTCCCCTTCTTCTCGAAGAGCAAACCCTCGGTTTCGATCCGGAGGATCGAGGTGAAGATCGAAGTGAAGGAAGGCGATCCGCTTCCGTTCTAAAACATCGAGCCGGCGAGCGGCCTCAAAACCGCCGCTGGTCTTGAGCGAAACTATCCGCTCAAATTCAGAAGCAGGAGGACTCATGGAAAAGAAGGAACGGAATAAAGCGGCTCGGAACGGCGCGATCGCGATCCTCATTATCATTGTGATCGGGGCGGAGATCGGCGCGTGCACGGAGTTTTATTTATCTTCCGTGATCCTGGGGAGGTGCGGATGAACGCTCCGAAGAAGGCGATCGAAAGCGCCCAGGCTGAGGCGGTGAGGCGGATCGTCCAGCTCGTGCGGGAAGGGATGCCGTTCGAGCGCGCCTCCGCTTCGGTATGGCGAACCTGGCCGCGTGGAGCTGCGACCTGGGATACCATCGAGCGCCGGGCGAAGAAGGAGATCGAGTCTCTCCCGGCTCGCGAGACGAAGGAGGAAAACTAAATGGATATTGCAATTGTGTTGCAGATATTTCCAGGAACAAAAACCGAAGATTGGGTGAAAACCAAAGACGGTGGTTGGGCTCACATCACGTCAGAATACGCTCCGACTGCCACCATTGAGGGACTCGTCGGCGAAGGGGCGCGCGTCGGCGAATGGGCGAGCGTCGGCGAAGGGGCGCGCGTCGGCGAATGGGCGAGCGTCGGCGAAGGGGCGAGCGTCGGCAATCGGGCGAGCGTCGGCGAAGGGGCGCGCGTCGGCGAATGGGCGAGCGTCG